ACAACTACTTTATGCGTTTGTGCGGAGTAGGTTTAACAGGTATTGCTAAACGCCCTGATATGACTGGTTACGACTATGAGTATTTAAAGCGTACTGCAACTGGTGCTGCTATTGGCATGGCTCAAGAGTTAGGATTACCAAGTCCTAAAAATATTACTTGTGTGAAACCCTCTGGCACATTATCCAAAATCATGGATACCACAGAAGGAATTCATAAACCCCTAGGAAAGTATATTTTCAACAATGTACAGTTTAGTAAATTTGACCCTATTGTTGAAGTATTGCGCTCTGCTAATTATAACGTTGTTAATCACCCCACTGATGATAGTGGTGTACTTATTACATTCCCTGTTGAGTGGGCTGATGTTCCTTTCCATAAAACTGCTGGAAAAGAAGTCAATCTCGACACAGCAGTCGAACAACTCGAAAAATACAAGTTGATTCAGACTTCATGGACTCAACAAAATACTTCCGTAACAATTAGCTATGATCCTTCAGAAGTTCCTGAAATAATTGATTGGTTATTAGATAACTGGGATTGCTATGTAGGCGTTTCATTCATCTATCGTACTGATCCTACTAAAACAGCTAAGGATCTTGGATATTTGTACTTACCGCAAGAAGTTGTGGATGAGCAGACATTCCGTACTTATGTTCAACAGCTAACACCAGTTTCACTGGAAAATGCCAATAGTTTTGATGAAATTATGGGTGAAGACTGTGCAACAGGTGCTTGCCCTATCAGGTAATTTATGGAACAAAGTAAAGATACTATTATAACACTAACTGTTACAGTAGAAGAAGCCAATACACTTTTAGCAGGCTTGCAAGAGCTTCCTGCTAAAAAGGCCAACCCACTAACTAACAAATTAGTAAAGCAGGCTCAAGAACAGCTCCCCAAAGAGCAAATTTCAGAAGAGTAAGCAAAAAAGAAGCCCCCAAGTTTAACAGCTTGGGGGCTTTTTCTTTTGGGAATATAATTTCTTAGTAACGTGCATTTCCGCTCCTGTAGCCGTAAAACTCGGGTTGTACTAGAATATCAATCATGCTATAATTATCTCAGTTGCCAAGGTTTTGGTAACTGCGCGTGATACGCAGTATCATATCTGCTTTAAAAGGATTTATATGGCAGATGAAACTGGCGTACCAGGATTAGATTCAACAGGTGATGTTGCGTATAATATGGGTGCGCTTCAAGATAAATTAGATCAGGCTAATGACTATTATTCAAAAGTTATGAGCGAGATCACAAAATTAAAGGATAAAAGTATGGCAGAAATTATGACTCCAGGTATGATTATGGGCGGTGGCGGCGGAGACGGCCTTTTTGGAGGCGGTGGCGGTGGCGGATTAATCGGCGGATTAATTTTAGGCAGCTTATTGCGTAACAACGGAAACTTGTTAGGTGGAGACGGAGCAGCTGGTGCAGCGGCTTTACGTAGTCCTCCCGAACAATCACAAGCCAATATGAGCTTAATGGCAGCTATTGGTGCAGTTGACAAAGCAGTAGCAGTTTCTACAGCTAGTATGGAAGCTTCTCAAGCTACACAAACATTAGGAATTACTAGTCAATTGTCTAGTATTGCTAGTGCTCTTACTAATAACTTAAATCAAATAAACACAAACGTAATGGAAAATCGTTACGTTATTTCGCAAAACGTTGCTAATGACGGAGACAAGACTCGTGCTCTTATTACAGCACAATATGAGGCTACACTAAACCGTCAACTTTCAGATGCAAACGCAGCAGTTATTGCATTGCAGAATCGTTTTGACAATGCCGAAGCTAGACGTGGTATTGAGGTTAATACAACCAACAACATCAACCAGATGCAACAGCAGACTCAACAACAACAGCAGTACGGTCATTTGGCACAGTTAATCTATGGCTTAGGTCAGAACATTACAAACGGTGCAATTAACGTTGGAAGCGGCACATTAACAGCTAACCCAACAAACACAAATACTAGCATCCGCTAATACTTAGTGTATCTAAGCCCTCTCTGCCATAAGCCGAGAGGGCTTTTTTATAAGGAATATAAATGCTATATCAAGAACAAAATATGCCGTTTAGTTGGCCTATGGCCCCTTTTATACCTCCGTTAACTGTTCCTCCACCAGGTTATATAAATGATGCAGATATATTTATTAATAGTAGTGTAATTGGTACTCCAGGCCCAGCGGGACCGCCAGGACCGCCAGGACCGCCAGGACCTGCAGGATTACCTGGTCCACAGGGTGAAATAGGTCCACAGGGTGAAATAGGTCCAGCAGGGCCACAAGGGCCAGTAGGCCCGGCAGGCCCACAAGGGCCAGTAGGCCCTAGTGGCTCAGTATCTAGAAATACTGTAGTTGTATCCGAAGACTATACTGCTAAATTAACAGACTACTACATAGGAGTTAACAACACAGGCCCAGTTACTATAACACTTCCAGACGAAGCTCCAAAAGGCACTGAGTATATAATTAAGCTGCAGATAGGTGCTCCCGTAGGTAATCGTAAAGTAACAGTCAAATCTGGCACAAATATAGATAACGTAGGTATTATTATACTTACAAATCCGTACGAAGCACTACAAGTACTATTTCAAAGTGCTTGGCACATTACAAATCGTAATTAACAAAAAAGCCCCGTATATTGCTATACGGGGCTTTTTTCATTTTTGAAGTTTTAAGATTTCATGTACTAAAAGTTCACGTTCTGCCATAATGGAGTCGCGTTTTTCACGACTCCAGCTATAACCACCGTCACCACCCCACAAATCCCAAGCAACTCGACCTTTTGATGGAAAACCTTCTTCTCCACTGTTAAATCCTGTTGCTTTTTTGTCTACTTCGTGGCGACTAAAAAATGAAAACATTCGTAGTACCGTAGATGCCGATAAGTTTTCACGATCCTTTAGTTGATTAGCTCGTGCTAAACCAACTAATGTGCCGCCTGGCTTACCTTCTTCTTTCCATTTTAGTGCACGACGAGCTGCACTTGCCATGCCTTCTGTTGGTTTATACATTTCTGCCATAATTAATCTCTATAAGCTAAAATAATTTGTTTACACATTTTAGATCTTACAATATCGTCATCCATGAATCGGACAACTTCGATATCTGGGATTCGATCTAATCGATGAATTGCGTCTGATAGTCCTGAATCAGGAATATCTGCTTGATCTACATCGCCACTAATAATCATTTTACAGTTTTTACCAATGCGTGATAGCAACATTTTCATTTCTTCTTTGGTAGCATTTTGTGCTTCGTCTAAAAGAACAATGCAATTATCAAAAGTTGCACCTCGCATAAAGCCCAGTGGTTTAGGCTCTATCGTTTTTGCTTTTAATGCATACTCATAAAAACCTTTTCCAAGGCTGCGAGTAAACACGCTATCAAAAGGTTCTAGATAAGGAGCATATTTCTCCTCTAGTGTACCTGGTAAAAATCCTAGCCCACGTCCTGTTTCTACGTTGGGTCTAGTCAGAACTATCTTCTGAATACGTCTATGAAAGAGTTCTCCCGCAGCATATGTTGCTGCTACATACGTCTTACCTGTTCCAGCACTTCCTACACCAAATACTATTTGATTAGATTGAATTGCTCGTAGATATTCCGCTTGTATAAAGTTTAGTGGTTTTACATCTGTAAATCCATACTCTACTGGGTTACGTTCCAATTGAATTACATTGTCGCGTCTTGCTCTTTTACCACTTGCCATAAACTTCCTTGTAAGGTTGATAAAATTGGTCTGCCAACTTATATTATAGCAGACCTAAATGTGTCTGTCAAATATAAATTTACTTCTTCTTGGCGTCTTCAACTTTAGTACCTTCAAGTTTTTGGTGCACTTTAATAGTTTTGCACTCTTCTTGAGGTTTGCCTGCTTTGTCTAATAGTGGCTTACCGGCTTTGTCTGTTTTTTCTTTACAGACTTTTTTGGTTTCTGCTTCTGCAAATGCAGAAACAAGTGCTAAACTAGCAATAACGGCTACAATAAGTTTTTTCATTTATTTTCCTTGGTTGGCGCAAACTTTTCGCTTGCTGTGAATCCTAATCCTGCAATTACAATATACATCATAGAGTCAAATAGTTTTTGATCTATTGTATGTCCTAGTATCATGGCTATAAAAGCCGCAGCACACAGTAAAAATGCTAGAAAGGTAACTACTCGTTTACTACTGACCGTTGGGTCTTGTGATAACATACACTTTAAGTGATTCATTTAAATCTCTGGATGAGGTGCTTGTTGAGGAGCAGGCTTGCCATTAATATAAATAATATTAGTACTAGGAGCACTAGTTCCATTAAAACCTTGAGTAGTAGAAAACCCTGGATTAAATGTAGGCTCTATTTTTACTGGATTAGCCTTAGCATAAGTATTTGAATTTTCTTGTGCTTGCTTAATCATATCGCGTTTCATTTCCATCTCTTCTTTGCTACCGCCCGCTAACATAATTCCTGATAATGTACCTGTTAAAAACGTAGCGATTGGAATAATCATTTCAAAAAACTTTTGGTCAATTGGACTAATAGCGTTTAATGGCTGAGTAATAAAAATAATTGAGTATAGCACTACAAACACGATGCCAGTTAGTGTAAGCGCAAGACAGATGCCAATAAAGAATTTTAGGCGCGCCATGAGCTGATCTTCAGTATAGATAATTGTGTTACTTTCCACAGTTAGCTCCTTGTGTTTGTTGTGCCACGCAAGCACCTGTTGGTGATAATGATTGATTAAATGTTTGAGTTTGTCCATCTTTGGGAGGTCCAAGTCTTGGGTCGCGTTGACCTTTAAAAATATGTTCTGGGCAGGTTCTGGTAACATCACATATTGGTATTTTACAGTAGTCTTTATCCCAGTTTGTGGGGTCTTGGCAAGGATAGCGAAAGCTATCTTTGCCGAAAAATGCCAAAGCCAGTGGTATTGACAACAAAAGTATTGCCCATTTAAATAGTTTTAAATCATTGTGCATTTATAATCCAATTTTTCCTAATAGTAAAGCAACGATTTTGTCTGATAGATCGTCTGGTAAGAATTTTAAAAAACCTAAAAACCAAAGTGCTACGCATCCATATACAAATATTTTAAAACAAATATCGGCTGTTTTTTGATACTCATTCATCGCCCACACCTGTTGCCTGTTTGGCAATATTGCATTAGTTCGTACCCGCCAACAAACATTATAAACAAAATAAAAGCAGACACACCTAATATTATTGCCCATTCATTAAGCTCTTCTTCTTTTTGCTTACGCTTACGTTCTTGTGCGTTAAAAAGTCTTAGCTCGTTAGCATCATCAGCATCCATTTGTGCTTGGCGATCTTTAATCTTGTTCCAAACATCAATCTTGCCTGTTTGCATAAAAAGCATTTTAAGTTCTTCTTCAAATGCTCTGGCTTGTTCTAGTGCCATCTCGATTTGAAGGGCAGTTCCCATGTTATTGCCTTTGCCAGACTTTTTTGCTTCCATTAAAGCTTTAGTAGCCGTGCTTTTAGCATCGAACATTTTTCCGATCATTGGGGCCAATGACCCTAAATCGTTAGCAACTGCGCTTGCTTTTTTGACCATTGAAATGGCCGTTTGTATCCCCGCTAGTGCGGTCATTGGATCTATCATGTTTACCCCCCTATCGGCGTTTTTTACGCCATTCTAAACAAATTACTTTTCTGTTATACACGTCTCCAGTCCATGCCCACCTAACACATTCATATTCGTCAGGTTTGGCATAACTTAATGTTATTGAAAGTAACCAAGCGGCAAACACCGCTTAGGCCCCTAATACATGCTTAGCATGTTCGTAGTGTTTTTTACGATCTTCTAGACCGATTGTACCGCCGTTGATGCGTTTGGTTAATGTTAAAATATCGTCTTTGTCAGCCCACTGGTTTAAGTTGTTTGTTTCCCAGAACCAGCATGCCGACTGCGCAGCACCTTCAAAAGTTTCCATGTACTCACTAGCTTCTTCAGGTGTTATATTTAGTGAGGCAGCAAACCAAAAATAGTTATCCTTGCCTGTTAGCTGAATTAAACCGCGACCGCAGTAACGATAACCATCGCCAGACTCTTCAGGACCATTTCCCATTCGGTTACAGTATACTTTATTTGCAATTGCTTGTGGCTTGTTTGCATAC